GGTTGCGGATCAACTCCGCAGCCTGTCCATCCCTGTCATCTACGAAAGCGTGGCGATCAGATACACGCCGCCCGTCAAGACACGTCGGTACACGCCTGACTTCATCCTGCCCAATGGGATCATCATCGAAACCAAGGGCAGGTTCGTGACTGCAGATCGACAGAAGCACAAGGCGATCCAAGCTGAACATCCTTGGCTGGACATTCGCTTCGTCTTCTCACGATCAGCAACCCGCATCAGCAAGACATCGAAGACGACGTACGCCAAGTGGTGCGAAGACCACGACTTCAAGTACGCCGACAAGATGATCCCGCGTGAGTGGGTACGTGAACTCGACTGCACTGCTCAGCGCATCAATGCAATCGAACAAGCAACTGGCAAGAACTTCTCTGACATCCTGAAAGGAAGATAAGCATGAGCAAGTCGCTCAACCACCGTCCTATGGAAGACCTGATCCTCGCCCACCTGATCAGCAAGGGTCACATCACTCCCGTCGAGGCACAGGCAATGTTCCGTTGTCGCTCCGTGTCCCGGCGTATCACGACACTGCGTCGTGCTGGCATTCCCATCATCAGCGTCCACCGCAAGGACAGCATGGGTCAGCGCTACGTCCGCTACGAACTGGTGCAGTCATGAAGACATTCGTGCTGTTCCTCAGCCTCATCAATGCGGAAGGTGAACTCGACGTGTACTACAAGAACGTCTTCGCCTGTCCCACACAGGTCGAGATGCAGAAGACGGTTGATGATCTGATCAACCTCGGTGCCCAGTCGGTCGTCAACATCTGCATCGATCCCTCGAAGATGAACGGAGAGCCTGCCTGATGTACCCGTTCCTCACCATCAACGACTACCAAGATCGCGCTCGCAAGACTGCGATTGGTCACAACCTCGACCACTTCGTGCATGGCCTCACTGAGGAAGCTGGCGAAGTGGCTGGCGTGATGAAGCGTTTCCATCGTGGAGACGCTGCGTACGGAACGTGGTCGCACGAGACTGGCGACACACTCTCCGTAGTCGCAAAGGACAAGCTGGTGTCCGAACTTGGCGACGTACTCTGGTACGTGGCCATGATAGCTGACCTCCTTGAGGTACGGCTCGAAGAAGTAGCTAACCGCAATCTCGCCAAGCTCGCAGATCGCAAGACCCGCAACGTAATCACTGGTTCAGGAGACAACCGCTAATGTCCGAAGCACTCAACGCCTTCACCTACTCGAAGCTGCTCACCAAGTCTGGCATGGCCCTCGACCCCACGGTCAGCCTGCCGGGTACCCTCAACGCTGCCATCGCACTGGCCGTCATCGCTGGCATCCCGGCTGACGAGTACCGCGCCATCGTGGACAAGTCCATCGATGTTGCATACGCCGCATTCCAGAAGGAGACTTCCAATGGCTAAGTTCGAGATCACGCAGGCTACCCTGCAGAAGGTTAACCCTGTGTCAGAGAAGATCATCGAGGTGGTCGCTGACGCTTCACTCGAAGCTGGTCTGACTGTCGGTGAGGCCATGCTTGCTCTCGCTCTGGCCTATGGCTGCAGCGCGGAAGGCATGGAAGTCTCCCCGACTGACAGTTCCAACTTCGCCTCGCTTGGTATCAAGCTGGCGAACAAGGCTGCAAAGTTCACGCCGACGCTGAACTAATGTCGGAGAATGACAGCACCTTCGTCCAGCACGAAAGCTGTCCTGAGTGCGGGTCGAGGAACAACCTCGCCCGCTACTCCGATGGTCACGCATGGTGCTTTGGCTGTGGCTACAAGGAACGCGGTGATGGCGAAGCAGTAACAGTACGCAAGGAGAAGCGCGTGGCAAACCTAATCGACTCAGGTGATCATCAGCCGCTGACGAAGCGCAAGATCACGAAGGAGACCTGCGAGAAGTACCACTACACCACCAGCGAAATGAGTGGGCAGAAGGTACAGATCGCACACTACCGTGACGAGGATGGTCAGATCGTAGCTCAGCACATCCGCACCAAGGACAAGTCCTTCCCTTGGTTCGGTGACAAGAGTAAGGCTCTGCTGTTCGGTCAGCACCTGTTCCGTGATGGAGGCAAGCGCCTGATCATCACTGAGGGTGAGATCGACGCGATGACTGTGAGCCAAGCGTTCGGCAATCGTTGGCCTGTGGTGTCCCTCAAGTCTGGCGCTCAAGGTGCCAAGCATGACATCAAGCAGTCGTACGAGTGGATCGTCAGCTATGATGAGGTAGTCATCTACTTCGACATGGACGAACCTGGCCGTAAGGCTGCGGCTGAGGTCGCTGCTATGCTTCCCCCGGGCAAGGCGAAGATCGTGACTACACCTCTCAAGGACGCATCCGACATGTGGGTGGCCGACCGTGAGAAGGAGATGATCTCTGCCATTTTCGACGCGAAGACCTATCGGCCTGACGGCATCCTGAATGGTGCTGACATCTTCGAGCAGGTGTTCGCTGACGACGATAGCTTCCGGTATCCGTATCCGTGGCAGGCGCTGCAGGAGAAGACCGAAGGCTTCGGCTCTGGTGAGGTGATCATCTGGACTGCTGGCTCTGGCATTGGCAAGTCGGCCATGACTCGAGAGATCGAGTGGTCGATGATCCAAGCTGGCCACACGGTCGGCATCATCCGCCTTGAGGAAAGTGTGAAGCGAGCAGCGCGGGATCTGATGGGTCTCGCAATCAACAAACGTCTACGCAAGAGGGAAGTCTGGAATGAAACTTCACCCGCAGATCGAGAACGTGCGTACCAACTCACGCTTGGTACTGGTCGTGTGTATCTCTACGATCACTTCGGAAGTACTGACATCGACAACATCATCAGCCGGATTCGTTATCTTGGGGTCGCTTGCGGCTGCACTATGGTTGTCTTGGATCACATCTCGATTGTGATCAGTGGCGAGGATGAGGGTGACGAGAGACGTATGCTCGACAACCTCATGACCAAGCTCAAGACCGTGGCGATGGAGACGGGCATCGTAGTCCATGCAGTCTGTCACCTCAAGCGTCCATCAGGAGACAAGGGTCATGAAGAAGGTGCCCAGACATCACTCGCTCAGTTGCGTGGTTCACATGCTATCGCCCAGCTTGCTGACCTCGTGGTTGGCGTCGAGAGAAACCAACAGGAACCTCGCTTCGCCCATGTCAACACGCTCCGTGTACTCAAGAACCGATGGACTGGTGAGACCGGAGTGGCCGGATGGCTCATCTACAACCAAGAGACTGGAAGACTAGAGGAACAGTTGGACGATCCGTTTGCGAACGGCGTCCCACATGAGGGACAGGTAGACGATGACAACCCTTTCTGACGACGACTTCACCCATCAGGTCCTCAAGAAGGAAGAAACCCTGATGGTCACTGGTAGCGGTGGCACTACCTTTCAGCGGGCGATGGTCGGGAAACATCCGGCCATCATCCTTCGCCACAAGGAACTGAACAAGACAGTCGTCATCACTGGTGACGTACTGGCTGGCATCAACGGCTGGCTCGCCCGCTTCGTGCGGGAGATACAGGCCCACAACAATCGACAGACGAGGCACTAATGAACACCAACAACCCGCTGGACGGCGGCATGAACTACCGTGGACCACGTCCGACAGGACCAACTCTACCAATCTCCATCGAGATCGACACCATGAAGTACAGGCAGGAAGGCGAGACGCATCACGCCAAGTGTACTCGCGTGGCCGACGCCGTGAAGGATAGCGAGGAACACTTCTTCGCCTTCCGCGAGATCATCGAGGATCAGCGCTTCCTGCCTGCTGGCCGCAACCAAGCCGCACTCGGCGCTGCTCGTATGGTCACACCGTACAACTGCTTCGTCGAGGATACCATTGAAGACAGCATGGAAGGCATCATGCGGGCAGCTACTCACGCTGCTCAGACCATGAGACTTGGAGGCGGGATCGGTTATGACTTCTCTACCATCAGACCCAGAGGCGACATTATTGCAAAGACTGGAAGCCCTGCGTCAGGCCCCGTGTCCTTTATGTCAATCTTCGACGCCGTCTGTGGAACTGTTGCAAGTGCAGGACATCGACGTGGCGCTCAGATGGCAGTGCTGCGGGTTGACCATCCAGACATCGAGGAGTTCATCCGCTGCAAGCAGAACAAGGACAAGCTCACGAACTTCAATATCAGTGTTGGTATCACCGACGCCTTCATGAAGGCTGTCGAGGATAACACTGGCTTTGATCTGGTGTGGGGTGGCAGGAAGTACAGGACCATCAACGCCCGCAATCTCTGGAATGAGATCATGCGGTCTACGTGGGACTGGGCCGAGCCTGGCGTGTTGTTCATCGACCGCATCAATGAGATGAACAATCTCTGGTACTGCGAGACCATCGCGGCGACCAACCCCTGCGCTGAGCAGCCGCTGCCGCCGAATGGTGCCTGCCTTCTCGGCAGCTTCAACCTCGTCAAGTACGTCAAGTACACGACGAGCAACGGCGACGGCAACCAGCCGTACTTCGACTGGGCGCAGCTTGACGCTGACATCCCTCATGTTGTCCGCGCAATGGACAACGTGGTGGACCGTGCGCTCTACCCGCTGGAAGCACAGTACCTTGAGGCGACAAGCAAGCGCCGCATGGGCCTCGGCTTCACTGGTGTGGCGAACGCGCTTGAGGCTCTTGGCTACGAGTATGGCTCGCCCATGTTCGTTGACTTCCTCAGTGAACTGACCCGCAACTTCACCAACGAGGTCTACATGGCGTCTGCCATGCTCGCCAAGGAGAAGGGTTCGTTCCCCTTGTTCGACCCTGTCAAGTACCTGCAG